TCGGCGAAAGCCAACTGGACGATCCTGAATGGGTACGCCGCAACGCTGATCGGGTCCGCAAGATTCAGGCCGACAACGCCGAATGGCTTTCTGAGTTCGGCACCTGCTGCCACGAAATTGCGGAGGGCGAGGCGACGTACGACCAGGTTGCCGCATGGGTCCACTCGCAGGCTCAGGCCGGGGTTCGCGTGCTGCTGGTGGACCCGATCACCAGCGCGGCACCCAGCGACAAGCCGTGGATCGCGGACAAGGAACTGTTGGGCGACCTTCGCTCGGCGGTGAGCAAGCACGGCGCGAGCCTGATCGTGGTGATTCACCCCAAGATGGGCGACCACGCCAAAGAGATGGCGGGCGGCGCGGCGTGGAAGCGGCACGTTGACACGGTGCTGTGGCTGACAGCGATGGAGCCGGAGACATTGACACTTCTGGGCGACGACGGATCGTTCAAGACTGAATGTAACCGCGTACTAACCGTGAAGAAGGCAAGGCGCGGCAAGGGGGCCGGAAGGAAGATCGGCCTTTTCTTTGACAGCATGACGCTGCGAACTAATGAGTTTGGGATGGTTGTGGAGGACAGCGAATGAGAACTACAGCGGCGGCGTTCATGCAACGTCTAATTGACAAACTGGAAGGCCCAGGTGCATGGGACGACATGGACCACAACAACCGCGAAGAACACGTTACTAAGTTCGCGGCTGTATGGTCCGAGTTGTTTGGTGGTGACGGGTTTCCTTATCGCGAGTACGTCGATGCGTGCGCGTATGCGATGGGCATGGAGCCGGGAGAACTTCGCACACTGAGCAGGACGCGGTACTACTTGACCAGACGCAAGGTTGTGGAGTATTCCTTGATGTCGCACATCACCCCGACGCCAAGCGTTCACGATGCGGCGCGGGCGGCTGGGCGAACGAACAGGGACAGCGCGTACAAGTCTCTCAAATGGGGCAAAGCAAGGTTGGAAGCGGGCGACGAGGAAGTGCGAAGGTTGGCGAGTGTTTGTGAGAGAGCGATCAAGAAGATTGAGGCGAGCAAGCGAAGGGAGTGTGCAGCATGAGCGGCATGAAGACCTTGGTTCGCAGACACCAGAAGATGAGCAGGCAGATTATCGAACTGATGCCGACCGAATGGCAAGATGTTGCCCGCATCAGAATGCGTTGGACCGTGGCTACTGGCGAGGTTGCCGAGCCGTCCGAGTTTTCGAAGGCGTTGCGATGGATGGAGCGGAACGGGCTGGTTGAGAGAAAAAACAAGAAGGCCAACGACATTGAAGGCGTCCTCTGGCGGCGAAAGGAGCGTGCCTAATGGCAACCAAGAAACGCGGCACTGACACGGTTGGAATTGACGGCGTGGTTCACGCGAACCTGACGCCGAGGAAGGCGAGGGGGCTGGTGTTGAAAGCGTTGATTAGTGATGCGCGAGCAATCTGGTGGGACCGGACGAAGCCTGCGAAGAAGTCGAAGCGGAAGGAGCGTGCGTGATGCAAACAGCCCCCCACAACGGAACAACCACCAGCATCGAGGCTGCGCTATCCCAGACCGACGACAAGCGAGCCAGCGACCGCGCCCGCATCCTCGCGTTCATCGCGAGCAAGGGCGACGACGGCGCGACGGACGAGGAGGGGCAGGTGGCTCTTGGCATCCCCGGCAACACGTACCGGCCACGACGCGGCGAGTTGGCGGAAGAGTGCAAGATCGAACTGTGCATGTTCACGCGGAAGACTGCGAGCGACAGGCGGGCAAGGGTGTGGCGAAGGGTGGAAAGCGAGCAATGACCACGCTGTATAACGAGTGGGACGCGAAGACCGCCGCATGGCTGCGGGAGTTGTGCAAGCAAGGGCACGTCACGAATGGAGTCGTCGATGAGCGAAGCATCACAGAACTGCGAGGGGAAGACCTGCGAGGCTACGGGCGTGTGCATTTGTTTGCCGGGATTGCGGGCTGGGATTACGCCCTGCGACTCGCCGGATTCCCAGATGACCGGGTTGTTTGGACCGGCTCCTGTCCCTGTCAACCGTTCTCAGCAGCGGGCAAGCGCAAAGGCCAAGCCGACGAGCGGCATCTCTGGCCCGAGATGTTCCGGCTCGTCCGCGAGTGCAGACCTGACACGATCTTTGGCGAGCAGGTTGCGAGCGCGGTTGGACACGGCTGGATCGATGGAGTATTCGCAGACCTGGAAGGAATTGGCTACACCTGCGGGGCGGTCGTACTGGGCGCACACAGCGTCGGCGCGCCGCACATGCGACAACGGTTGTGGTGGGTGGCCGACGCCGCAATCAAGAGAGTGGAGAAGTTGGTATGTGTTCAAGCGCGACCAACCTATCAGGCGGGTGAAAGCCGGCAGGCAGTTGCATTGGATGCACGTATGGGCAATTCGGAATGGATGGACCTACGAGAGGGCATGGGCGAACCCGGACTTTTCGCGTCGTCTGATGGGATATCCGAAGGCATGGTGCGACTGCGCGGTTACGGCAATGCGATAGTGCCTCAGGTCGCAGCGGCGTTCGTGAGAGCATTCATGGAAAGCGAGGCGTCATGAGCAGCAAGACGGCGGGGGAGAGGATTGCGAAGAAGTGGATCGTGCTGGACTACGGCTCTACTCATGCGACCGTGGATTGTGAACGCTGGTCGTTGGCGAAAGAAATCAACACCGCCATCCTCCGCGCCGTCGCAGCCGACAGGCGGAAGCGGGGGAAGAAGACGAAGGGAGCGAAGCGATGGACCCGCCTTGGCTAGATGGACCGTGGTGGTGGTACGAACAGGACCGTGAAGCAGAGGGCCGCGAAGTGACCAACCACCTGAAAGACAACTCGCTCGGCGTGCTTGAGCGTCGGCTCGCGTGGCAAGAAGCCGACCACCCGCGGAAGTCCTACTCGATGGGCGTGTGCGGGCATCCCGCGCGTGGCGGGTACACATGCTCGAAGTGTCTGCGGGCGGAGATTGAACGGCGGAAGAAGGAGGCGAAGCATGGCGAGTGAAGTGAAGCGGTACACAACCGTCTGCGAACTTGGGTGCGAAACCCGTGGCGTTGAACACAAGAACGGCGAGTGGGTTGACCACGAAGACTACGCCACCCTCCTCGCCCGCTGCGAGCAGGCCGAGGCGACCGTCGCCGCGTGCAAGGCGTGCATGAACGACCTGCTTGCATCGCCAAAGGGCGTGGTGCCCCAGTCGTGCGAGAGGTTCTATCGGAACGGGGCGTTTGACGTTGCCGCCGAAGCCGCGAGGGGAGGGGAGCAGAATGCCTGACGACAAGACCATCGACGACCTCGCCCGCGTTGCGTTTGAGACTTCGTGGGCCGGATTCGACACCGTAGAAAAGTGGGACAACCAACCAGAAGGGTACAAGGAAAACTGGCGGCGCATCGTGCGAGCCGTGCTGGAAGCGAACGCGCGGAAGGGGGCCGATTGTGGCAACCCCTAAACGAACACCATTCCCGCTACATCCACAACGACCGCATCGCAGGCGGCATCTACAAGCACGCGGGATGGTGGCACTGGTACAAGTGCAAGCCGAAGAAGATCAAGGACTGGTTTGTTGACGCGACGTACGTGCAAGGTGGACCTTGCGCGACTTGGGAACAGGCACGGCAAGAACTGAGGAACGCAAGATGAGTGCGATAGACAGAATCCGCCTCTTCGCCGCGAACGTCGCGGGCCGCAAGGCTGCACACGGCGAGGCGATGAGGGCGACGGACTTGGACAGGCTGATCGAGGCGTACGAGAAGGTCCGCGCCGCGTACCGATTCGAGCGTCGCTTCTACCCGCCCGTCAACCAAGACGACGCGGCAGAGGAATACAAGCGGCTGCAACAGGCGTGCGTGGATGCGGATCGGGCGATTCAAGAACTGGAGGGCAAGTGACACACTCACAACGCAAAGGCAGTCAGGGCGAACGCGAAGCGGCTGCGTTCATCTGCTCGCTTGGGTTCGACGCCGTGCGCTCGAAAGGGCTGGGCGTTGAGGATGGGCGGGATGTGATTATCCGCGACCTGCCGAACGTGTATCTGGAAGTGAAGCGGGTTGAGTCGCTGGACTTGGGAACCAAACAACTGTGGGAGGCGTGGGTACAGGCTTGCAGCAAGTCGGACAAATGCGTTGCAAGTGGCCGGGGCGCGTGCGTCATGTGGCGACCCAACGGCAAGCGTGCTTGGCGGCTGACGTTCATGGATGACAAGTGCGGACTTGTGACCGTGTTCCGCGAGTCTGACATCAAGGCGAATCTCAGGATGCTAAATGGAGGCAGTCAATGACACCAGAAACCTACGCGAAGATCGTGGCGAAGAGGCCGGAGTTGGCGGTGAGTGAGTTGTTGCTTGGCAAGATGCATTGGAGCAAAGGGGCGTGGCGATGGTCACGCACCCAAACGGCGATTTTTGATCGCGCGGCTGTCGCCATGATCGAGTCGCACTGGATGCGAAAAATGCCTGACGATCAAAGCCTGCTCACGTTCGCGGAGAGTTTCGTTGTGTATTCGGCTGACACTGACACATGCGGCAAGGAACACGACACCCCCATCGACGCGCTCGCGGAGTTTTATGGGGGTGGCGATTGAACGGACCAGAAATAATCGTGTTCTGCGCGGCGTCGTTCGCGTTCTTGGCTGTGCTGGTCGGCGTGCCGGTCTACGACCGCGAGAGGTTGCAGCACTGGCGATGGAACGATTGGGCTATGACATTTGCGTTGGCGGCGGGTGCAGCAAACGTCGTGTTGTTCTTGGCGTCTGTCGCGTGGGTGGCGTTTGGGGGTGGCGATTGATTCTGGAACACGACCCCGTAGCGACCAGAGCCTTTCACGAACTGCTTTGGGAAAACGGGCTATTCGAGTACGAGGCAACGGCCAGCGTCGATCACGTCGAAGGCTCCGATCCGCTCGAATGGCGCGTGAGGTTTGCGGGCCAAACGGTTGAGATGGTCATGGACAAAGACCTGGACTACGACGGCATGATCCGGTCGATGGTCGCAGCGATGCGGTACGCACTCGGGTTAGAAACCAGACACGGGTTCAAGAAACGACGGAGGAAGCGTTGAGCGAAACAGACTTGGAAAAACTCAAGGAGGATAGACAAAATGTCTACGGCGACCCGCTCGAAAACCACAAGGGCATCGCGCAGATGTGGGCCTGCCTGCTGCAACCGCACGCAGACAAGGTTGCGAGGATGGAGCCGTTGCCGCCGTGGGTGATTGGGCTGATGATGTCCGCGCTCAAGTTGAACCGCATGAGGCGGGTCTACAAGCAGGACAACTACGACGACCTCAAGGTATATCTTGGGTTCGCGGAGAAGTGGCAGCGGGAACACAAAGAGACTCACTAACCAAGGGAGGCCGCATGGAAGTGGCGACGACTCCGTTGCTCGCAGGGACCGCGATGCAGCGTCAGATTGAGATTGAGAACCGTTCGCGCGTGCTGGGTGAGAGCGAGCGCATCGACGAACTGTACGACAAGGTGGAGAAGCGACAGGCCGCAAGCCTCCCGCCCCTGTCACACATCGTCCTGCCGTGGATCAAACCACTGGCCAGCCGCATTCGAGAGGCCAAGGCAATCGGCGACGGCGAAAGCCCGTGGGACTTGAACCACGTTGCGTTTGTCCAGTGCTACACGATGCTCGGGTCGGAGCGGCTGGCGGCGATTGCGATTCACGAGACATTCAACGCCACGCTGCAACACCCCGAGGGTGTGTCGGCAACCAAGTTGGCGGCGTTGATCTGGCAGGCGACGAAGGCCGAGATGCTGCTGGCGTTGGCCCGCAAGTACGACCGCTCGCAGGATGACGCCGAACTCAAGTTGTTCCCGAAGATCGTGGGCCGCTGGCGGAAGGCCACGCCCAAGCAGGTTCTCGCCTGCAAGAAGATGGCCGACAAGGTTCCCGAGGTTGCCGGGCCTATCAGCGACATCAACCGCAAGTTCCGCGCGGCGTCGATGCTGATGTGGGCGGTGTCAACGACGCTGGTGTTCAAGCCCGACCCGGAGGGCAAGGACGTTCAGGCGTTCCGCATTGGCATCCGGCCCGGCGAGAAGAAGCAGCGAGTGGTGTGGATGGATTACCAGTTGCAGGCGATGGTTCATGCGTGCCTGCAACACGACGCGAGCCTGCACGCCAAGAACCTCCCGATGGTGGCTGAGCCGATTGAGTGGGGCCTACGCAAGCGGGGCGGTCGGTACACGATCCGCAAGCCGCTGGTGGTGCGGGCGACGAAGAAGCAACGCCAGCACATGCGAGACAACGACATGCCCACGTTCTACCGGGGCATCAACTGGATCGCCAACACCAAGTTCTCGATCAACAAGCCGATCATGCAGGTCATCGAGGAGGTGTGGCGCGGCGGTCGCGACATGCTTGAGATTCCGGCAACGAAGCCGCTTGAGAAGGAGGACATGCCCCGCGCGTCGGCGGAAGTTGTGGCCGACAAGGATGCGTTCATGGTCCACAAGCGGAACGTGGCGTTGCTCTACAAAGACAGCCAGGGCCGCAAGGGTCAGCGTTCAATCTTCTCGGGCGCGTTGAACATCACCAAGGCGTACGAAGACGAAGCCGAGTTTCACTTCGATCAGTTCTGCGACTTCCGTGGCCGGGTCTACCCGCGCGGCGACTACCTCAACTACACGAACGAGAAGTGGGCGCGGGCGATGTTGCAGTTCGCCAAGCCAGTTGAACCCGGCGAGCATGGCCGCAGGGCCGCTCGAATCTGGGCGGCCAACTGCTACGGCGTGGACAAGGTTTCGTTCGCGGATCGAGAGCGGTGGACGCTGGACCACTCCCGCGAGATTGCCCGGTGTGCGGCTATGGGACTGGACGAGGACTTCTGGCAGAAGGCAGACAGCCCGTGGGAGTTCCTTGCCGCGTGCCACGCTTTGACCGACGATCAGCAGTTGGCCCGGCTGCCGATTGGACGGGACGGGACAGCCAACGGCTTGCAGCACTTGGCAGCAATGACGCGGGACGAAACGCTCGCGCCGCTGGTGAACCTCACGGCGGGCGACGCCCCGGCAGACTTGTATACCGTGTGCTTACGCGAGGTCGAGAAACTGCTGAAAGAAGCGGGCGATATCCACGTCAACAAGTGGGTGTACGCCAAGCGTGGGCACAAGAAGAAGGTCCAGTATTCGGTCTACGTCAAGGACGTTCTTCCGTGGGTGAAGCGGTCGGTGTGCAAGCAGACGTTCCTCGCGTTCGCGTACGGCGTCACGCTGTCGGGTGCGATCTATCAGGTCCACTCGAAGATGCTCAAGGACGGCGCGGAGGACTGCGACGACACCCACCGCATTGCGATGACGCTGGCCCGCGCGTGCATCCAGGCGATTGAGAACATTGCCAAGCGACCGGCGGCGGCGATGAAGTGGATGCAGGAGTGCGCCCGGCTGGTGTGCAATTCCGGCGACAAGAAAACCGCGATGTCGTGGATCAACGGCGTCAACTTTCTCGTCGAGCAGCCTTACCGCAAGAAGTGGAAGGGCCGCATCCAGACCATCGTGGGCGAGACACACGTTCAGGCCGAGTTCGATTCGTACGAAGTGGCGGTCGGGCGTCAGGTTCGGGGCAT